AAATTTTTTAAATTTTAAATATATATAATAAATAAGTTATGATTAATAAAGCAGATTTAGTTTCGATTATTTCCAAGTATTACTTGAATGGAATGAATGAACGAGTTAAATGGGACATTCAAGATAACAAATTAACCATTAAATTCAATTCTCCAGACAATTCAATGATTGGAACAGTAACATGTGATAACTTTGAATTAGAAGATTCACAAGTAGCTATTAGTAATACATCTCAATTACTTAAATTATTAGCTATTACAAATGGTTATTTAGAATTAAGTTATATAAAACAACATAAACTAATTACTAAACTTATTGTAGCAGATAATCAATTTACTCTAAACTATGCTTTAGCTGATAATATGATTATTCCTAAAGCAGGAGAATATATTGGTGATGGTGTATATAATATTGAAGCTACGTTAGATAACGAGAGTATAAACGCTATAATCAAGGCCAAATCTGCACTCGCCGATACTGATACTGTTGTATTTAAACCGTTTATAAACGCTGATAGTGATTTGCAATTAGAAATGTTGTTTGGAGGAAATATTGAATACTCAAATAAAGTATCTTTTTACCTACCTGACATTACTACTAACAATTTACCTAATGAATTCAAAGCTCATTATAATTCTAACTTGATTAAAGAAATCATGTATTGTAATAAAGATGTAGCTAATTGTGTTATGGGAATTAATTTAGAAGGAATTATGAGACTTGCTTTTGATAACGGAAGTATTAAAAGTGAATACTATGTGATTGCTAAAGAGTTATAATATGAGTATTCCATTAATTACTATTAAAGATGATTTATATCATGTTATTAGAGTAATTCCTGAACATACAGGAATTGATACTAATTTATTTAGAGGTTATACAAATACAACAAATGTATTTAGAAAAGACGGAATGTTTTGGTTTGTTCGTTTAATAGAGGAGGCTCAAATTATTGAAGATGAACAACCACTTATTGAAGAAAGTTTGGAATCTTAAAAGAAAAATGTTATATTAACATTATATGACTACCGAAAAAGAATATACCCGTTTTATTAATGATCCTATTATGGAACCTTATTTCATTTCAATGGACGACAATTGTATGACTGTAAATATTAAAATTACTCCTGACACTCGCTATAGTGATTCAGGTAAAGATTATAACAAAATTGTAGGCCATTACAGCAATTTAGGAAGTGCCTTAAAATCAATTGCTAAGGACAAAACAAATAGTAAATCATATGATTCATTACAAGAGTATATTACTGAATATACTAGTATAGTTGAGTCATTCAATCAAAAATTTAATTTTTAAATTATGAAATTAGAAGCATTATATAACGCAGTTATTGTAAAACCTATGGAGGCTGAAGAAACTTCATATGGTGGTATTATTGTTCCCGATTTGGGAAATGAAAAAAACAAACTTGGAAAAGTAGTAACAGTAGGTAAAGGATACTATTCAGTGACCGGAACTTGGATTGATACTGTTATTCAAGAAGGAGATATTGTAGTGTTACCTACAATGGGTTTTTCTAAATTAGAACATGAAGGTGAAGAATACTGGATTGGTCCTGAGAATCAAGTTTTAGCAAAAGTAAATAAAGATTAATATGAGCAAAATTATAGAATTCGGCCCTGAGGCAAGGAAAAAAATGATCGATGGTATCGATAAATTAGCAAATGCTGTAACAGCAACACTTGGTCCTAATGGACGTAATGTGGTTATTGCAAATGGAGGTATTCCTCAATCAACTAAAGATGGTGTCACAGTAGCTAAGTCAATTACATTAGAAGATCCAATTGAAGAATTAGGTGTTCAATTAGTTAAACAAGCTGCTATTAAAACCGCTGAAAATGCTGGTGATGGTACTACAACATCAACTTTGTTAGCTCGTGAGATGGCTAAACAAGGTCTTAAGTATCTTAACAATGGTGAGAATGCAGTTGAAATTAAACGCAGTATTGATAAAGCAGTAAAAGAAGTAGTTAATTATCTTCATGATAATATTAAAGAAGATATTTCATCTGAAGCTCAACTTAAACAAATTGCCACTATCTCAGCTAATAATGATCCTGAAGTAGGTGAATTAATTGCTACAGCGATGGAAAAAGTAGGTCGTGAGGGTGTTGTGTTTATTGAAGAATCTAAAAATGGAGAAACATATCTTGAAACAGTAGAAGGTATGCAGTTTGATAGAGGTTATAAATCACCTTATTTTGTAACTGATAATAACACTATGAGTACTACTATCAATGATCCTTATATTTTGATTGCTGATAAGAAGTTTACTACTGTAAAAGAATTGTTACCTATTTTAGAAGCTGTATCTAACCAAAATAAACCATTGGTTATTATTGCTGAAGATGTAGATGGTGAAGCATTAGCTACTTTAATTGTAAACAAAGCAAGAGGTATTTTGAAAACAGTTGCTATTAAAGCTCCTGATTTTGGAGATCGTCGTAAATTGTTGCTTGAAGACATTGCTATCATGACAGGTGGACAAGTATTCAGTACTGAAAAAGGTATGAAACTTGATAAATTTAGTTGGGATTGGTTTGGTCAAGCACGTGTAATTACAGTAAATAAAGATCAAACAACTATTGTTGATGGTAATGGTGATTCAGATAAAATCACAAACCGTATTGAAGAATTGCAATCCCAAATTGATAAAGCACAATCTCCTTATGAACGTGAAAAATTACAAGAACGTTTAGCTAAATTTATTGGTGGTGTAGCAATTGTGCATGTAGGTGGATTTACTGAATCAGAAATGAAGGAAAAGAAAGACCGTGTTGATGATGCTTTACAAGCTACTAAAGCTGCTTTAGAAGAAGGAATTGTACCTGGTGGTGGAATGGCTTTGCTACATGCTAGAAATGGAATTACTGATGTTAACAGCATTGGTGGTAGGATTGTTTATAATGCCTGTGCTGAACCATTTAAGAAAATTTTATCTAATGCTGGCTATGAATTAGAAGATATCTATAATGCCTTGTCTGGAGCAACGGGAGGTGATTATTGGTATGGATTTAATTTAATGGAAGAAGATTTTGATGATATGAGAGAATTAGGTATCATTGATCCATCTAAAGTAACTCGTACTGCACTTGAAAATGCTGCTTCAGTAGCAGGTACTATTTTATTAACAGAAGCTGTTGTAGTTGACAAGCCCGAAGAAAACAAGAATGATGATGGGCTTGGAGGTATGATGGGAATGATGTAAATTTAACAACATGCAAGACGCAGTAGACTTAATAGGAAAAACCATTTATATAGGTGCTATAGAGTATACAATTGTAAAAGTATATTTTGTACCTGATGCTGTTAGTGATGATCATAATCTATATTTTGGATTATCTAAACACAACGAAACTACAACAGTAAATTATCCTTATTATAGTCTACTGCCTTACATGAAAAAATCAATTAAGTTATGAGCAAAACAGAAATACAAGAAAAATTAATTGAAATCGCTTATCGTGTACCACCAGGTGATAACTGGAAGGTAAGTAATGTTAATGAGGTTCAAAAATCTATAACAGATGCCTTAGAAGCTTGGTATCAAATAGCTACAATTAAACCTAAAGCCTTCAGACTAGATTTGGAAAAGGGTAAATTATATGCTATATTAAATACAGAAGTGGAAATTAAAGAACCAGAACCTAAACGTTACAATATATATGGCGACTACTAAACAACATACATTATGGGTTGAGAAATATCGTTCTCAAAATCTTTCTACATATGTAGGAAATGAACAAATTAAAGGTACTATCTCAAAGTACCTCGAACAGAATGATATTCAAAATTTTATTTTCTACGGTCCTGCTGGTACCGGCAAAACTACTCTTGCTAAACTTATTGTTAATAATCTTAATTGCGATTATCTCTATATTAACGCTTCCGATGAACGTGGTATTGATACTATTAGGGATAAGGTCCAGGGCTTCTCGTCTGTGGCATCATTTAAACCTCTTAAAGTTGTTATCTTGGATGAAGCAGATTTTCTTACAATCCAAGCACAAGCATCATTAAGAAACATTATTGAGACATTTGCTCGTACTACAAGGTTTATCTTGACTTGTAATTACATTGAGCGTATTATTGATCCTCTCCAATCACGCTGCCAGGTACTTAAAATTGTACCTCCATCTAAACAAGATATTGCTTACCATATCATAGACATTCTTAAAAAAGAAGATGTTGGAATGGGAGCTGATGATTTAAAGTTAGTTATTAATCAATTTTATCCTGACCTACGTAAAATGCTTAACACACTACAGATGGGTGTAACAGGCGATGAAGTAGTTATTGATAAAAACATATTAGTGTCTAGTAACTACAAAAATCAAATACTCATGGAATTATGCAAACCAACATCTAAATCGTTTAATAACATTAGACAGATTATAGCTGATTCTGGTGCTAATGATTTTGAGGATCTATTTAGATTTTTATTTGATAATGTAGATAAATATACTCCTACTAGCATAGGTGAAGTAATTATTTATATTGAAGAATACCAATACCATTCCAACTTCAGGATTGATAAAGAAATAAACGCAATGGCTTTGCTTTCTAGAATTTTATCATTAATTTTAAGTAAAAGAGTAATATGAAAAAATTCATCCACTTTTTTATACTTTGGGTAGCAAGTAACTTATCTATACCTTTTTGGATGGTAGGTCATGTTCACCTAACTATGAATGTGTATGAAGATATAAAAGAAATAGCGGCATCATTAAGTATGAATTTATTAGTTGGTGTTGGATTTTATTTAGAATGGAAAAAACATAAAGAAAATGAAAAATAATCAAATGAACATTAATCTTGATTTGTCAAAGACAACATCAGTAGAGACTCCAACCGGTGGTAAAATTTGGAGTCAAGGAGTTATCATTCGTAAAGTATCTCGTTTTGTAGTAGGTGCTGATGAAGATGCTCTTATTCCAATCCCTGTATTTTATGATCGTGAAACCGGAGAAATTCTACTTGAAACATTGCCTAAAGAACTAAGAAAAGAATACGGCGGTGACGATATTTGATTGGTTAAAAGAAATTACTACTAACAAAACGTCCTGGGTTTCTTTTACAGAGGATCAGCGAGAATCATTCAATTCTTACATGGTTCATAGATTTGTAAGTATGTATGAAGGATACACTGAGGTTGCAAATTTGGGCCAAAGAATCCCTTATCCTGATAAAGAAAAAACTTATAAATACTATTGCTCTATGTTACCTAAAAAGAATGTTTTCCTCAAGTACATTAAATCTTCTAAAAAGAAGCCTAGTAATTCATTGCTACAGTATGTAGCTAATTTTTATACAATATCATTAGGCGAGGCTGAAGATTATTTGTATATTCTTAAAAAAGAAGGAATAGAACATATTCTAGAAAAATCAGGAGTTGATGATAAGGAAATTAAAAAGTTATTAAAAGAAATCAAATGACAAAAAATAGTGATGTTTATGGAGTCACATTTGACACTCCAAACTTAAATACAAGAACCATTCCTAAAACAGACTTAATTGTAGACTCAGTTATTGATGAGCATATTAAAAGAGCAGAAATGGGTAAAAACAAATATAATAATACTTTAGATAGAACTGATTTATCTGTATTAGAATATTTACAACACGCCAAAGAAGAAGCAATGGATTTAGCTCTCTACTTAGAGAAAACAATTCAGATGCTGAACGGTAAAAAATAAGTTTTGAGTAGAAAGAAAAAAATACCTGCAATTGTAAAACAAATCAAAAAACATACTCTAAAGGAAATTAATTACGCTACTGAAAAAGCAATTTCCTATAGTCAAATGTCTATGTTTTTGTCTTGCCCACGTAAATGGTCGTTACAATATAGAGACGGTTATTATACATCTGAACAGTCTATTCATATGACATTCGGAACTGCATTACATGAGGTTATACAACACTATATAACAACTATATATGATGTTAGTGGCGCTGAAGCGGACCGAATTAATATAGAAGAATATTTTGAAGATCGATTTAGAGAAACATATTTAAAAGATTACAAATCTAATAAAAATGTTCATTTTTCTGATCCTGTTGAAATGAGAGAGTTTTATGAAGATGGATTAGCTATTTTAGATTTTGTAAAGAAAAAACGAAGTGGGTATTTTGGTAAACGAGGATGGTTTTTAGTAGGCTGTGAAGTACCTCTATTACTTAATCCTCATCCTGAATTTAGAACTATTTTATATAAAGGATACTTGGATGTTGTTTTGTATCATGAACCAACAAATACTTTTAAAATTATAGATATTAAAACATCTAGAAGCGGTTGGGATGAAAAAACTAAAAAAGATGAAACCAAACAACTTCAATTAGTCCTTTATAAAAAGTTTTATAGTCAACAATTTGGGGTACCTGAAGACAATATTGAAATAGAATTTTTTATCGTTAAAAGAAAAATATGGGAAGAATCACCATTTCCTATATCTAGAATACAAGAATACACTCCAGCTAGTGGTAAAATCAAGATGGGTAAAGCAACTAACACTATTAATTCATTTATAGAAGAAGTATTTAATCATGATGGTTCACATAAAAATAAAGTGTTTGAACCTAATCCTAGTAAATATAGTTGTATGTATTGTCCTTTTAAAAATAAAAAGGAACTTTGTAACGCTAGTATATCTTAAAGAATCCTAATATATTTATATACGATATTAAAAATAAAAGCTATGACAAATAAAAAGGATATGACTCTAACATCTGTAAAAGTACAGAGCGAGTTATTTGAAAGTTTTAAAATTGCTTGTGTTAAGTACAAATTTTCTCTACAAAAGCTTGCTGATCGCACTATTCATTTGTATCTTACTGATGAAGATTTTAGAAAAAAAGTACATTCACATAACAATTTAGAAGTTAAAGATTAAAATTAAAGTTACATGAAAGATAAATTTGGTTATTTACCTCCTGAAAAGAGGAAGAAGATTATGCTTATCTGTGATGACATCAGAGTCCACTCAGGTATTGCAACTGTCGCTAGAGAAATTGTGTTACACACAGCACAACATTTTAATTGGGTTAACATCGCTGGAGCCGTTACACATCCTGAAAAAGGTAAAAAGTTAGATCTTTCTGAAGATACTAATAAAAATTCAGGACTTACGGATTCCTCAGTAGTATGTTATCCTGTAGATGGATATGGTGATCCATCTCTTATTAGACAACTTATTCAACTCGAGAATCCAGATGCAATTATGTTGATTACTGATCCTCGTTATTTTGTTTTCTTATTTTCTATTGAAAATGAAATTCGTAGACAAATCCCAATCACCTATTTAAATATTTGGGATGATTATCCAGCTCCATTATATAATAAACCATATTATGAGGCCTGTGATTTATTAATGGGTATTTCTAAGCAAACAGTAAATATTAATAAAATTGTTTTAGGGGAGGTTGCTAAAAAACGAATAGTAAAATACATTCCTCATGGTTTGAATGATAAAATTTTCCGACCAATTAAAGAATCAGATAAAGAATATGCTGATGTTGTTTCGTTAAAAAAACAATTATTTGGAAAATCCCAACCCGAGTTTATTATTTTCTTTAACTCAAGGAATATTAGACGTAAACAAATTCCTGATGCATTAATGGCTTTTAGATTATTTTTAGATAAATTACCTAAGGAACAAGCTAAAAAATGTAAAATGCTATTACATACAGAACAAGTAAGTGAACATGGTACTGATTTAAATGCTGTTATTGATTTATTTTTCCATGAAGAATATCCAAATAATATAGTATTTACAAATATGAGAGCTAGTGTACATGAAATGAGTTTATTGTATAATATGTGTGATGCTCAAATCTTATTAACATCTAATGAAGGTTGGGGATTAAGTTTAACAGAAGCTATGTTATGTGGTTTACCTATTATTGCTAACGTAACTGGTGGTATGCAAGATCAAATGCGTTTTGAATTTGAAGATGGTACTTGGATTGATTTTGATGAAAATTTCCCATCAAACCACAGAGGTACAATTAAAAAGCATGGTGAGTGGGCATTTCCAGTATACCCAACTTCACGTTCAATTGTAGGTTCACCTCCAACACCTTATATCTTTGATGATAGATGTGAACCAGAAGATGCTACAGAACGTATTCTTGAAATCTACAACATGAGTAAAGAAGAACGTAAAGCTAGAGGCTTAAAAGGTAGAGAATGGGCTATAAGTGATGAAGCCGGATTTACCTCAGAACATCAAGCAAAACGTGTTATTGAATCCTTTGATGAATTATTTTCAACTTGGAAACCAAGAGAAAAATTTGAATTTATTAAAGCTACAGATTATCCAAAAAGAACATTAAAACATAAATTAATATATTAATGAAACCGTTATTCGTAATAAGTTGCCCTATTGACACTTACAGTGGTTATGGAGCTCGCTCTCGTGATTTAGTCAAGTCAATTATTGAACTTGATAAATATGATGTAAAAATTATGGCCCAACGTTGGGGTGAATGCCCTTGGGGATTTATTAAAGAAAATCCTGAATGGTCATTTTTAGAAAAACATATTTTAAATACACCACAATTACCTAAACAGCCTGAAATTTGGGCCCAAGTAACTGTACCTAATGAATTCCACCCAGTAGGAAAATATAACATTGGGTTTACAGCAGGTATTGAAACTACAACAGCTATTCCTGAATGGATTGAAGGATGTAATAGAATGGATTTAAATATTGTTTCATCTAAACATTCTCTTGATGTATTTAAGAATAGTCAGTTTGAAAAAATAAATGAACAAACAAAACAAAAAGAAGGTGTTCTAAAATTAGAGAAACCTATGGAAGTATTGTTTGAAGGAGCTGATTTAACTAAATATTTTGAAATGGCTGATGATGATATTCCTGAAAATGATTTAGTAACAGCTTTAGATGATATGCCTGAATCGTTTGCTTATTTATTTGTAGGTCATTGGATGCAGGGTGATTTGGGTGAAGACCGAAAAAATGTAGGTTTATTAATTAAAGCATTTTTTGAAATATTTAAAAACAAATCCAAAAAACCAGCATTAATTCTTAAAACATCAGGAGCAGGTTCATCATATTTAGATAGAGAAATGATTTTGCAAAAAATTATCCAAATCCAAGATTCAGTTGAATCAACAAACTTACCTAATATCTATTTATTGCATGGTGAATTTACAGATGAGGAAATGAATTATTTGTATAATCACCCAAAAGTAAAATCAATGATTAATTTAACTAAGGGTGAAGGCTTTGGACGTCCATTACTTGAATTTAGTTTAGCCAAAAAACCAATTATTGTATCAAATTGGTCAGGACATATGGACTTTTTAAATCCTGAGTTTGTGGTTGCTTTAGAAGGTAAATTAACCAATGTACATCCAAGCGCAGCCAATCAATTCCTTATTCAGGACAGTCAGTGGTTTTCACCTGAACATAATCATATTGGAAATTACTTAAAAGATGTATATGAAAATTATAAAAAGTATACTGATGGAGCTAAACGTCAAGCGTATAGAAGTAAATCAATGTTTAATTTTGACGAAATGAAAAAATTAATAGGCAACTATCTTGAACAGTACATTCCAGAATTCCCTAAACAAGTTCAAATTAAACTCCCTACCATGAATAAAATTACATTACCTAAAAAACCAGTATTAACTAATGGATAATTTAATTGTTTGTGATCGTTGTAATTCTGATGCTTGTTATGTAGACGAGGTGAACCAAGATATTAAAACATATTTTTGTTATGGATGTGGTTTTCAAACCAATTCATTAATGAAATCAGGTAGTGACTTCCTAAATGAACAAATGGAAGTCCTACCCGAAATTTATAAAGATTTAATGGTGACTGATGATAATGGAAAAGTATGGATGCCATCAGCTATTAATTTACCTCAACAAGGTATGATTTTTGTAAACGGACCATCTTCAGATGAATGGAAGTGGAGTGCTGTAAAAGCTGTTTCTGTACTAGAAAAAGAAAAAACAAAATACCCAATCCCAGGAAAACCAGGAAAATATTATGATTGGAGAATGGATATGTCTACAATGAAAAATTATCCTGAACGTGATTTTATGGGAGCTTTAACGTATATTGGCGTTTTACCTGAAGACGAAGATGATCAGCATAGCGATAACAGTTTGTAATGAACATAAAGAGTTAGAAACTCTACTTGATTATCTTCAAGAACGAGCTTTATCTCCTGATTATGAAATTATTATTCAAATTGATGAACAAAATCATACGCCTGAAGTACTTCATATTATTATAGATAGAGGTATTAAACATCATTTTTTCCCATTAAACAAAAATTTTGCGGCTTACAAAAATGAATTAATTAAACACTGTTCTGGAGAATATATCTTCCAAGTCGATGCTGATGAAATACCAAGTCTTGAGTTACTTGCTATGTTACCTGATATTTTAGAAAGCAACCCTGATGTGGATGTATACTTAGTTCCTCGGATTAATACCGTAAGTGGTCTCACCGAGGAACACATTCAGAAATGGAGATGGAATATTGAAGGTGATAGAATTAATTTCCCTGACTATCAATGGAGAATTTATCGTAACAACGATTCAATAAAATGGATAAATAAAGTACATGAGCGTTTAGATGGGTTTAAGCAATATACTGCTTTACCTGCTGAAGATGAGTTTTGCTTATTACACCCAAAAACAATAGAAAAACAAGAAAAACAAAATAATTTTTATAATACAATATGAAAGTAGTTTATATTACAGGTTGTTTAGGATTTATAGGATCCTATGTAACCCGCAAATGCCTTGAAAAAGGTTGGTATGTAAGAGGTATTGATAAAATAACTTATGCTGCTAATATTGATTTATTAGATGAGTTTTTAGATTATCATAATTTTATTTTTGAAGAAAAAGACATAAACCAACTTGATTTTTTATATGATTGTGATTATGTAATTAATACAGCAGCTGAAACCCATGTTGGAAATAGTATAGTCCAATCAGATGAATTTATACATTCTAACATAAATGGTGTACATCACCTTTTAGAGCTAATTAAAAACTTTAGACAAGAAGGTAAAACCAAACCAACCTTAATTCACTTTAGTACAGATGAAGTTTATGGTGATATTGAAGATGGAACTCACACCGAAACTGATTTATTAAAACCATCAAACCCATATTCAGCAACAAAAGCCGCAGCTGATCAATTAGTATTAGCTTGGGCTCGTACTTATAATTTACCTTATATTATTGTTAGACCAACTAATAATTATGGAATGGGACAATATGTTGAAAAATTAATTCCAAAAACATTAAAATATCTTAAATTAGATCGTAAAATACCTTTGCACAATAGTGGTTCTCCTATTCGTACTTGGTTGCATGCTGATGACACAGCAGAAGCTATTATGTCAATCATCGAATCAGGCAAAACAAACGAAATATATAATATCTCAGGTGGATTTGAACAATCTAATTTAATGACTGTATCTCAAATTATTAGTTTATATTATCCTAATACAGATAAAGCTTTAGAATATTATTGTAATTTTGAATTTAATAGAGATGGTCAAGATGTTAGATATTCTTTAGATGATTCTAAATTAAGAGCATTAGGTTGGAAACCGAAGCGTGTATTTCAAAATGAATTACCTTATATTGTAGATTATTATAAAGATAAATTTATATGGTAATAAACACTCACCCTCACCTCAACGATATATTAATCTTCACACCTGAAGTTTACTATGATTATAGAGGTTTTTTTATGGAATCTTATAATGATGAAATATATAATATTTTAAATATAAATTTTGTTCAAGATAATCATTCAAAATCATTTAAAAATGTTTTAAGAGGACTTCATTATCAATGGAATAAACCTGTATCTAAACTATTTAAAGTAATATATGGAGGTGGTGCTATTATATTTTTAGATATTAAACAAAATTCCCCAACTTATGGACAACATGGAACTTTACCACTTATATCTGAGGGTGATGTTGTTTTTATACCTTATGGATATGCTGTTGGTTTTGTTTCTTATCAAGATGAAAGCCATCTATATTATAAGTGTTCAAATAAAAGAAATGCTAAGCAGGAAGGTTCAATTTATCCTCTTAATTTAGGATTAAATTTGGAAGTTGACAAAGAGAATATTATATTGTCTGATAAAGATAAATACGCTTTAACATTTGAAGAATATAAAACCAACCCCAAATTTGTATGATAAAATTAACTAACGGTAGAGGACAATTAGGTGAAAAACTTACCTCTCATTTTGAAAACACATCCATAGAAGAAGATATAACAATATACCATACTTGGAAGGTACCCTACTTGCATAACCCCCAACCAGGAGAAGAAAAAGCTATACAAAAAGAAGAATTAAATAAACTAGTTAATTTTTCTATAGCTAATCCTAAAACAAAAATAATATTTATATCAACTAACTCAGCAAAAGGTACTTGGTATACTTATCATAAAGAATTAGCTGAAGCTTATCTTTTATTAAATCATCCAAATTGTATTATTTTAAAATTCCCTTTATTTATTGGTAATGGAGTTATAAAAAAATTAAAAACAGGTGAATTAAAACCTTATGGGATATCTGAGGTTATTACTTTAGATAAAGTAGTAAATACTATAGAACAATTTTTAATATATGAAGGGTTAAAAAGAGTTTTTTATATTGAGGGTGAAAAAATAGAAGCATTAACTATTTTAGAAATTTTAAAAGTACAATGATTACAAAAATAACTTATCATATAATGCCTTGGGAAATTGATTATGCCTTAATGTCATTTACCCAATTTAAAAAATCTAAATATTATTTAGACCCTAATGATAGAGTTAAAATAGATACGTTTCTTAACTTATCTAATTACATAATTGATTGGGATAATAGCAAATTACCAAAAAAGTTCTTTATTCAAAAATATAAGGACTTACAAAATTTACTTTGTGATTATGAACATACACCTTTTATTTATGAAGGTGATGAGTGTTGGGGTATCTTAGATAAGCAAAGAATGGCTTATGATAAAGAAGTAGATTATTATATGGAACTATGCCCTGATATGTACTTCCAGGAAACATTAATAGCATCTTTAATTGAGGCTGCTAAATCAGTTCCTAATAAATATTTTGTTATCACACCACAACTATATAAAATGTGGGATCACACCTGGGATGTGTTAGTTGATAATCAATATTTAGCAATACCTTATGACCAATGGGATAAAGCTGATCTATTTGATATTAGATGGGATTTAAAATCTCAACAGCCTGATATGTCTTTAAGACCAATTAATGTTAGTAAATGGGCTAATTGGTTTGACTTATATAATAAAGCATTTTATGAAGAAATGGTTCCAGTTCATGATGATTGGCATGGTTATGGTCCAGGTGATACTTACGGGATGATAGTTTCAGAGTATGCTAAATCAAAAGGAGTTGATTTTCAACAGTATGTTTTAGAAGGACAAACAATATTTGAATACCCCATTGGACCTTTAAAACAAAGAAATTTTACAAGTGCTTATAGAGATCTAATTGTTACTCGAGATGTGCCTAATCAAAGACAAGTGTTTGAAGCTAAATTTAATGAGTATGTAAACAAAGGTGTTCAAATGTTGATTGATAAAAAAATTATATGTTAAAAATATTCTCCAACTTCAGATCTTTAGAAGATCCATTATATAATAGATTTAAAGCTAGATGTGCTGATAAACCTATAACTTTGTTTTATGATTATATTCCTAAGTCTATACAAGATTTAGAACATAATCCTTATAATTTTTTATTGTTGCATGAACCAAATGAATTTTTTGGAATGCATACTTGGGCTAAAAATAACCATCATTATTTTACAGCTATATTAACTTGGAATGAAGAATTATTAAATAAAGTACCAAACGCTATTTTATTCAATCACAACGCTAGGAATACTAGCGATGAATATGTTGAATCATTCCAAAACATACTAGATAAAAAGTTTGAAGTTAGTTTTCTAGCAGGAGCTAAAACATTAGTAGAAGGTCATATCTTAAGACAAGAAATATTTAAATTAGGAGACCAAATAACAATTCCTAAAAAATGGTATCATACACTTCCTGATTTTAATCAAGATGATTTTAATAAAGGAGGAATTGGTAGACCTGCTACTGCTTGGGAAGGCAAAACAATCTGTTATAATGAACCTATGTTTCATGTGGCTGTTGAAAATGTCAAAGCAAATAATTGGTATACAGAAAAAATAGGAGAAGCATTTTCAACTAAAACATTACCTATCTATTGGGGTTGTCCTAATATAGGAGATTTTTATGATTCAAGAGGAATTATTACCTTTGAATCAAAAGATGAATTAGTTGACATTGTTAATAATTTAACTCCAGAATTATATTATGAAATGAAACCATACATAGATCATAATTATGAGGTAGCGTTTCATGATAATTTTGAATATAAACTTGATAATTTCTTTAAAGAATTAATAGAACTTAATAACCTTTAGGGAATAATTATATATTTATATCAAATAATTAGTTTTAATAGAATATGAAAAAAGTTTTAATAACAGGAGGAGCTGGTTACCTTGGTTCCGTTTTAACAGAAGTATTATTAGGTAAAGATTACCAAGTAACTATTTTAGACAACTTAATTTACAAACAAACATCTGTAGCACCTTTTGCACATCACCCCAATTTTGATTTTGTTTTTGGTGATGTTACTAATGAATCTTTACTTAAATCATTAGTAGAAAAACACGATGTTATTATTCCTTTAGCAGCAATTGTAGGTATGCCTGCTTGTAAATCGCAACCTGAGTTAACTGTAAAAGTAAATTATGAACAAGTAAAAAATATTACTAAATGGATTACTAAAGATCAAAAAGTAATCATTCCAAACACAAACAGTCAGTATGGTTCATCAACTGAAATTATTACTGAAGATTCTCCATTTAAACCATTATCACTTTATGCTGAAACTAAATGTAACGCTGAAAAAGCAGTACTAGATTCAGGTAATGGAATAACATTAAGATTAGCTACTGTATTTGGTATGTCATACCGCATGAGAATGGATTTATTAGTGCAGGACTTCGTTTATAAAGCAGTTACAGATGGTTATTTAGTATTGTTCGAGTCTCATTTTATCCGTAATTATATACACATTAGGGATATAGCTAATGCTTTTTTATTCATGATTGAAAATTATGAAAAATGCAACAACAATGCTTTTAATGTTGGTTTAACATCAGCAAATTGTACTAAATTAGAATTAGCTCAAACAATTCAAAAGTTTGTTCCTGATTTAGTAATTGTAGAAAATAACTTTAAACAAGATTTTGATCAAAGAAATTACATGGTTTCTAACTCTAAATTGGAGTCCCAAGGATGGATACCTACATTTACACTTGAAGATGGGATCCAAGAACTAATCAAAGGATACCAATTAATCAAAAAGTTTAAAGATAAAGATTTTACTAACCTTTAATATAAAAAATAATGACTAATACAGAATTAGAAAAAATTGCTAAATCGGTTAGGAAAGAGGTTTTCAAGTTTAAAACACAAACAGGAAACGGTCACCTAGCTAGTTGTTTGAGCACAGTAGATGTTGTTGTATCTCTTTATTATGATGAAAGTACTCCTTTCAATCATGAAAAAGATATCCTCATCTTCAGTAAAGCTCATGGTTCACCTGTTGTTTATCCTATCTTAGCTGATTTAGGATACTATCCAAAAGACGAGTTAGACAAGTACTGCACACCTGAAGGTATCTTAAGACTACACTCTGACCAATCAATTCCAGGTTGCCATTTTGTAGGTGGTAGTTTAGGTAACGGTATTGGTTATGCAGCTGGAGTTGCTATGGCTAATCCAGACAAACAAGTATATGTTGTTTTGGGTGATGCTGAGTTGTATGAAGGTGCTGTTTGGGAAACTATGATGTTTATTACTCATCATAATCTAACTAATGTAACTTTGATTGTTGATAGAAACCAATTAGGTATTTTAGGAGCAACTGAAGAGTTACTTAAATTAGAACCATTAGCTGATAAATTTAGAGCATTTGGTTATGACACTCAAGTATGTGGTGGTCATGATTTTAACCAAATTCAAGTAGCATTTAAGTATGTTGCAACTAAACCTAAAGCAATTATCTTTAATACTATTAAAGGTAAAGGTGTAAGTTATATGGAAGGTAAGTATGAGTATCATACTATTATTCCTAAAAGTGAACAAGACATTAACACAGGACTAAACGAGTTATCATGAAAGCACAAAGAGATACTTTTATAAGCGAGTTATTTGAACTCGCCAAAACAGACAAAGACATTATTTTAATGTCAGTAGATATGGGAGC